ATGAAAAATCTAAAAGTATTTCCGTTTCAAAATAAAGTAAAAGCAAATTCAAAGAACGAAGCACCAGTTTATATAAGAATCATCGTCGGGACAACCAGAAAGGAATTCAGCACTGGTTTTAAAGTTAATGTTGACCGTTGGAATGATACAGACGGTTTAAGCAAGTCCAAAATCCGATATACCGATAATGAGATTAAAATAAGAACTGAAATCAATGATAAGATTGCAAAGTTTACCAAGTATGCTGAATTAAAGGAAATGGAAGGTGAAGGTTATACTGCTGAAATGGTCTATAATCATTCCGACAATCCAAACCCACATAAGAACAAAACCCTGCTTCAGGCAATAGAACTTCATAAGGTGGATTATTACAATTACATCCTTAGAGGTGAAAAAGTTGAAAAGAGTTATGAATTTTATGCTTCAATGAAAAATTATCTGGTTGCATACCTGAAGCAATCAAACCAAAATGATATTCTTCTTTCACTGGTGAATGATAACTTCCAAAAGCTGTTTCACAACTACCTGTTTACAAAGGTTTGTGCAAACAGTGCAAACAAGATGATTGTTTACCTACGTTGTATTATATCCTTTGCAAAGCTAAACGGCTATTGTAAGCACGAATTGACAAAGTATGAACTGACATTCCAAAAGGTTAAGAAGATAGCTTTAAACCGTTCAGAATTGCAAAAGGTGGTGGATTATGAAGCACCAACACCAACACTTCAGGTTACAAAGGATATGTTCTTGTTTAATGTGGTTACAGGATATTCATTCATTGACTTCATACAATTGACTTATGATAACATTGTTGAACACGAAGATGGATATTACATCGAAACAGACAGGCAAAAGACAGGTGAAGAAGAATATGTTCCATTGACAGATGAAGCAATTGAACTTATAAATAAATACCGTTCACATCCTGAATGTATGGCTTCAGGAAAGATATTTCCTTTTAGAAGTGATACTGTTTACTTCCTGAACCTGCAAAAGATTAAAAAGGATATTGGACTTGAAAAACCACTTTCTTCAAAGATTGCCCGTAACACGTTTGTAACACTTGGAATGAATATGAGAATGAACATCAAGGTTCTTTCAGTTACAACAGGACATTCAAACATTAAGCAGACTGAAGAATATGGTTCAACTTATCTATCAAGTCAGTTTGAAGAAATGAAAAAGATGGACGGTGTTCTTAACCTGAAGAAGGAATCAAACTTAAAAGTGGCTTAAATCGAAAAGATTTATTTGTAAAATTTGTATAAGTAAATCAATACTGAATCCCTTGCTAATATTAAATAGCAGGGGATTTTTTTTGTAGTCCATTAAAATAGTTGTGTTCCACTGGTCAAAATTCTGTAACAAAAAACGGGTGTTTCCCGTTATCCAACCGACTTTCAAATTTGAACTATTTAAAAAATAAAAAGATGAATGATGAAGAAATAAAAAAGTATTTGGACGGATTGTTGACCGAATTCAAAACTGAACTAAAGCAAGTGAAGGAATTGATTGCAAAGGAAAAGAATGTTACTTCAGATGAATGTAATTGGTTTAACACTGAACAAGTGTTGCAATGTTATCCTATCAGTAAGAACACATTGATAAAGGAACGCAAAGCAGGGAACATAATTGCAAAAAGACTTTCAAATGGAGTTTATATGTATCCAAAGTCTCAATTCGTTTATAGAGAGAAAAAATAAATTTTCAACCTATTTATTGATGAACAAAAAAATAAAAGCTAATGAAAAGAACAATACAAATCAAAGACCCTTCAGGAAAAGTATATACAAAAACAGTGGAGGTAACACCAAATCCATTTAAAACACTTCCTTCAGAAAAACCAATCATAGATTCAGTAAAATGTTTTCTTGAAAAAGAAATTAAGTCAGGAAGGAAGTTAATTCACTTTACAGAAATAGAATATGAATTTGAAAATGAAAAACGTGTATGCAATCCAATTTTTCAGAATAAAATTCCAAGTGACCAATTAATTTGGAAGTATATGAATCATACTTATAAATATGATTTTGGTTTTCTCTATGATGAAACAATGGACAAAAAAAGAAAAGTGTTTGTGTTAGATAATATAAAATAATATGCCGTGTAATATTGTGAGTGCCGTTCCCGAAAGGGAGCGGTTTTTTTTTGCCCCTATTTATATATATCAATATGGAAGTGGTAAAGAAATATCAAAAGTTAGAACGGGTGAACCAAGAATTGATTCATTTGGCGCAATTAGGGGACGTTACAGCCCTTAATAAGCTATTGGTTAACAACAAGCCTGTAATAAGAAATTTCTTGTCTGGTAAGCTATTTAATGACAAATCTGATTTGGATGATTTGGTTCAGGAATCAATGATAAAACTTGCCACTGGTTTACACGGTTACGACCATACACGACCATTTATAAGATACGTGTTCCAATTAAGCAACCAAGTCTTTATTGACTATCTCAGAGATATTAGAGCAAGTCAACCAATCGAAGGTGAACCAGACAGTGAAAGTTTATTATCAAGTTGTTTAGATGATGATTTCATTCAGGAAGAATTTATTTATAACCTGAAGGAAAAAGTTAAGGTTGCTATATCTGAATTCAAGAATGATGAAATGAAGAAGGTTATGATGATGAACATTTTTGAACAATTGACCTATACAGAAATTGTTGAACAAACTGGTTTATCAATGTCATATGTAAAGGCTAATTTAAGCAGGGGAAAAAAGATTTTGAAAAATAATTTGGCTTTAACTGGAAAATAAATTTTTCCCGACTATTTATTTTAAAACAACAATTATGACTCCTAATTACATAAACGCAAATAGCCCCAAAACGGTAAGGGAATTCTTACAAGCAACTGAACCTAATCTTTTGCAAAAGTTAAAATCAGTATTGAAGAAATTATTAAAAAAATGAGAACTGAAGAACCAATGAAGAAGATAAATGAATCTGTTGTAAAACTATTTGAAGATTGGTTGATGTTCGCTATTAGCCAAGTGGAAAAAGAACTAAAGGTTAATGAATCGGATTCACTTCAGTTGCATATTGCACTTGGATATGTAAAGACCTATATCAATAATCAAATCTTCAGGGATACGTTCCAGACAGATAAAAGGATTGCATTCATTGCAGATAAGAGTAAAGCAGTTATTGACGGGGTGGAATTTAAGAATGAAACTTTGCAGATTAAATTAAGGGGTGCAATTAAATGTGGTCTTCTTCTTTGTCTGGAACATTCTAAAGCTGAAGAATATTTTGAAACTGCATCAAACATAAAGAAGCTAATGATAGGTATGGAATTGATAAAAGAAGAATGAAATGAAAATAAAAGAAGATGATACAGATTTTAGAAAAATTATGTCAGTATATGATATAAATACAATTCCTAAACGTTACATACTTGAAGTATTTAAAAGTATCGAAGAATATAAAGCGTACTTAATAAAAGAAAGAATAGGATAAAATTTGACCTTGTGTTTGTTTGTATTTATCCCCTTGCAATATCGTAAGGGGATTTTTTTTTGCTACTCATATATATGTTATAAGCAAAAGAAAAATGCAGCAAGTAAACTATATAAACCTTATTGACCTGTTTCAATACTTCACCAATAACCACCTTCAGTTACAAAGATACGGGAACGGGACACGACCAGAATTAGAAAGAATGATTGCAACCAGTCCAAGTTTTCCTTTAATGTGGTCTTATCTGGTTGACATTACTTATCCATACGACAATGTAAAGGTGTTCAATTTCACTATTATGGTTATGGAAATTATGGATAATTCACAGGTAAATGAAGCTGACATCTGGAATGATTCAGTTATGATATTGGAAGACTTTATAAAGTTCCTTCAATGGAATAGTTCAACTTATTACCGTGTTGAATTTGGTGGTCAATTACAAATATCGCCTTTCACTGAACGTTTTACTGAATATTGTGCGGGTGCATCTTTACAAATAAAGATTGAAGTTGACTTTGACGGAATGAATAATTGTGGAATTGCAGGTATTGAATTTCCGTTCACACTTCCAACAATCAATTACACCAGTGATGAACCGACTGAAGATAATTTACCATTGGAAGGAAATTATATTTCTGGTGGAAATGATATTGTATTTGATGAAGAACAATTAAGTGGAATATTCAATTATCTGTCAGCAGGATTTGACATCGTAGAATAAAATTAAATTATGAATATGAAAACAATAACAGGATGGAAGGATATATCAACCAAACAATACATTCAGCTTTACAACTTAAAAGAAGATGATGATTTTGAAATGATTTTAAAACAAATCGGTATCATCTATGAAATGTCACAAGATGAAGTTGAAAATATTCCTTTGTCAGAATTCAACCAGATAAAAAATGATATTGCTTTTATGGCATATCAACCTGAACAATATAATCTGAAGAAGGAAATTGTTGTTGAAGGTAAAAAATATCTTCTTCAGGATTTGGATAAACTTACATTAGGTGAATGGGCGGACTTGGAATCATATAATGGTGATTGCATCAATAACCTTCATTCAATTATGGCTGTGTTATACAGAAAGGAAGGTATAACAAAATATATTCCATCTGAAGTGGATGATGCAGCGCAATTATTTTTGGACAAAGTTGATATTGAAACCACATTGGCAGCTTTTTTTTTGTTTTATCTTTTCGGACTGAACTTTATTCAGTCAGATATAAAGGATTGTTCTATGTTCCAGAAGGTGGAAATGGAGATGAAGAAGAAGGAAGTGAAGAAGCTAATAACGAAAGGAAAACAATTGCTGAACAAAGACAGGAAGACCAAGAAAAAGCTGCACAAAGTTTAGTCTGGTTGAACATCATTGATACCTTATCACAAGGTGATGTTTTAAAACAAAACGCTGTAACTGAATTGCCCCTTATCCAGTGCTTTAATAAGCTTGTGTTGGATAAATCTTTACCGAATAGTTACAACAATCAATTGCTATCAAAACAATTTTCATAAGGACATATATATGATATGGACTTAAAGAAATTAGATGAAGTAATAAATAAGTTTGGTGAAGCTTTTATCAATAAGATGAAAGATGAATTGGACGCAAATGGAAGTATTGCAACAGGTACATTAAAAGAATCATTGAACTATCAATTTGAAACAGATGTTGACCAGATAGTAATGAGATTTTTATCTGAAGATTATGGTCAATGGGTCGAGCAAGGTCGCAAATCTGGAACGTTCCCTAATGGTTATAATATACAAGCGTGGTGCGCAGTGAAAGGACTTCCTGAACGTGCTGCATTTCCGATAGCAAAGAACATATTTAAGTTTGGCATTCAACCTAAACCCTTTTTATTTCAGGACTTTGATTCTGTTAAGCAGGATTTTATTATTGCTCTAATGGCTGTTTATGGAAGTCTTGTGAAGATTGAAGTAAATGATATGATGAAAGAAATGTTACCAAGCAAAATTGAGATTTAAAATATAGATAAGAAAGAAAAATGAACAACCCAACTATAACATATTTCCCGTTTTCAGCTTATACCGTTCCTGTATATCCAGTGTACAATGACCAGACTATTCTTGTTACATCATCAACCAGTTCAAGATATTCTTATAAGCTGTTATCAGACGTGTATATAAACGGGCAAGATGTAGCAACCTTAAAGAACTATCCTTTCAATGGAGTAATAGAAGTGAATCCGCAAAACATAACAATGAATTATTTGCTTCACGACTTCAATTATTCGGCTTCACCAATAAATGATAATTATGATTCGGTTAAAAGTGTTTATACAGTATTAGGCGAAGAATATTCAAGAACAATATCATTTTCTTCTATCACCAGTTTCTTTGGTTATGCTGTATTAAATTTAACCATACCGACAATAGCGCAAACCTATGATATGGTTCAGGTAAATATTGGAACACAATCTATCATTGGTGAAGTATCAATTGCATCTTCAACAGGTATATTAACCAATATTCCCTATTCAATGTTTACTTCAACAGGAAGTGGAACAACAGTTGAAGGGGCGCAATACTTTGATTATGATTATAACGGATTCCATACGACAAACCCACACAATTTCAATGTAGGTGATACGGTATTATTACAAATGAATAGTTGGTCAACAGGTACAATTGTTGCAACAGGTGGAACATCTGGAAGTATCACACAAGTTAGCATTGGTGGAACAAACTTATTATCAAGTTCAGTGCCCTTTGATACAAACCTTGCAACAACTATGTTGAATTTGGCTAATGCTATTTCATTGAACTATTCAACAACAGGTGGTTATTCTGCTTATGTTGATTCTGGTTCTGAAATTATGCACGTTTATTCATCAATGTTTAATGGTGCTGCAACAAACGGTTTATCTATTGTCATTACATCAACAGGAAGTTTAGCTTTTTCAGTTACACCTTCTATGTATATCAATGCAGGATATGATTCAAACGGGCAAGGTTGGAATCCACAATTGAGCGGACAATATACTATTGCAACCGTTCCAACATCAACATCATTTACCACTGTTGAACCTATCACTGAATATTACAGCAATCAAACAGGTTCAGAGCGTGGAATGTGGTATGATTTGAACAACTATGTATTTACAAATCTTGTCACTGGTGGAACATACTATGTAATGAACAACGGTAATTATTATTTATATCCTGATTATGCTACAACGGTTGAACAACATACTTTTGAAGAACAACTTATTTCAAATCAACCAAAAGGATTATTTCTAACAAATAAGCCAAGAACAAGTTTTGAATTCTATTCAAACAATGATATTGAAACGGTGGATTTGCTTTGGGAAGTAAATTATAACGGTGGTACTTATAACAGTGGAAACCAACAAGGCTTTTATTTAAGAGTATATACTGGAACAAGTTCATCTTATAGCTTATACTTTATTGACATAGCACACGTAACATCTGGATTCACAGGTTCAGATATTTGGAAAAGATTTTCATTCGGTGTTGGGGCGTGGAACTTAAATAATATACCACATCAATATATTACACCGACCCCTTCAGGTGATTTAATTAATAACAACGTATATCAATATCAAATAGCTTGTAACAATGGTTTGTTTCAAGGAAATTATTCTGAACTATTAACGTTCAATAAGCAGTGTTCAAACTATGACTACTATCAGTTAATCTTCCTGAACAAGTGGGGTGCTTTTGATTATTTCCCACTGAACGCAAACTTTGAAAATGATTTGACCGTATCAAGAACACAATACGACCGTAAACGTGAATCAATATTTAGTCCTACACAATATGGCGTTCGTGTTCCAGACAGGGGAAAAACAGACTTCTATATTAATTCTGATATGCAGGTTAAACTTTATTCTGATTGGTTGACCTTAGATGAATCAAATTGGTTAATGGAAGTGTATGAATCACCACAAGTTTATTTGTATTGTCCTAATGATGCAAGTTCAGATTCAATAGACTTTACTTGCTTATATCCAATCAACATAATTGATACAGAAATAAGACAGTTCAACCAACGTTCCAGAATGAAACAAATGGTGTTCACTGCATTGGTATCAAATCAAAGAATTAATCAAAAGAATTAAGGGAGACTTTTTTTCTGGATTCATATATATCTACAATAAGGATAGAAAATGAATACAGAAATAATTTTAACCGACCAGAATACAGGCACACAGTTCAATTTAGACTTAACTGAAGATACCGATATTCTATTAACCTTTCAATGTGGTGATGTAAGACAAGTTTTAAGTTCAAAATCTTCATATTCTAAGACTGTATCTATAATGGGTACATCAAATAATAACCAAGCGTTCAGCAATCTATTTGACATAAGGAACTATTCAGACTTCAACCCGAATAAGAAGGCTTCAGTGGTCGTAAAAAGCGGTGGTGTAAGTATATTTGAAGGTTATTTGAAGGTGGATTCTATCAAGATAAACAATAGGAATCTTATTACTTATGAATGTTCAATGTATAACAATGTTGCAGACCTATTTACTGAACTGTCAACACTTAGATTAAACCAACTTTCATTTCAGGAATATAACCACGTTTACAGCAAGTCGGCTGTTACAGGTAGTTGGAATACATTTATTGTCTACAACGGGCAAGAAACGTCTGCAAAAGCAGGATTCGGCTATGTTTACCCTTATGTTGATTTAGCAACAGATACTTCTTTGACAAATATCAAATACACAGAGTTTTTTAAACCTCACTTTTACGCTAAAACTATTTTGGACAAGGTATTTGCACAAACCAACTATTCATATAAATCTGACTTCCTGAATTCAGACTATTTCAAAAGTTTAATTGTTACTCCATCACCAGATTCATTTACACTATGTGCGCAAACGGTAACAAATTCGCAGCTTTGGGCAAGTCAAGAAATTGATGATTCAGATTATGAACAAACATTGTTATCCAGATTTGAAAGTTTCACCCAAACACCTGCAACAAATGTTCCTTCTTCTTCACCAGTAAGATGTGAATCATTATCGCCACATATTTATGACAGGGGATTATTTGGATTCTTGAATGTACCTAATACAACTGTTGGTGGTCGTTATGACTATGGACATAACTTAAATCTAACAAATTTCACCTATACAGTTCCAGTTACAGGATATTATGATATTGTTGCAAACTTCAATCTTGACTTTGCAATAAGCAATAATAATTATGGTTCGTATGCTGTAATCCCAGGTCTTCATATTCTATCTGAATATGGTTATGTATGTGCCATTGAAGTTACAGGTGCTACATTAAACCAATTCGGTTATCATCCTATTTATGATTTGGTGGTTCAAACATTAAGTGGAACATATGATTCAGTATTTTATGCTAATGACCAGATGCAGGGAGCAATGAATAATGGTGGTGTTTCACCAAACTTCAACTTCAATTCAGGTATTCCTTACTTCTTTAGTCAGGGGGATATGATAAACGTTAGTGTTTTTGTGGATTATAAATTAAATGACATAGAAGAATTTTGTGATAAAGACTTTTATGATTTTATACCAAGAATAGATTTTTGGGAAATAACACCTTCAGATTTGAAAATACAGTTAATGGATAATCAGATGCACGAAGGAATGCCGTGGAATTTCTTAAACTACATTTCCAGTGACCAGTGCGATGATTATATTCTTACACTTGCTAAGATGTTCAACCTATATTTTGAATTTGATTCCACACAAGACAACACTTTAATTATTGAACCATTTAATTCATTCTATAACGGAAATGTTATTGATTGGACTTATAAATTAGATAGAAGTAATGAAATAGAAATCATTCCTATGTCTGACATCACCAATGAAAGGTTGCATTTCCTTTATAGAAATGATTCTGACTACTGGAACAATAAATATCAAACTGAAAACATAAGCAAAAACAAATTTTCCTTACTATCTCAGTTAACATATGGTGAATACACTTGGTATTTTGATAATGATTTCATAGACCAAGCTTCAGAGGACAAAATTGATTTGATTTTTGCCCCTACTCCCCTTGTTCAAGACTTCTATTATACTAATGCAATATCAGGTGGAACATATTCTTCATCAACAAAGATAATTTCAACCGCATATCAGGAAGCCTTTGATAATACAACTGGAAATATTACCAAATCACCATTGAATTCATTTGCACCCCGTATTTTGTTCTATAATGGTCTTATACCTTGTGATAGTTGGGGAATGTATGATTATAACCTTTCGGTTAATAAAAGTCTTTATGTTGCCTTTATTGACGAATATTCAGCTAACACGTCAATGTATTCTGGATTTACGGATTTTCCACACAATACATTGAATGTTTATCCTTATGCAGGTCACTTAGATAATCCATATACACCAAATCAAGATTTGAATTTCAATTTTCCTGCTGAATATTTTTATTCCCGTACAGCAGTGACCACAAACAACCTTTTTAATCAATACTGGTTTGATGCAGTTCAGCAAATGGACGACCCTTCAGCTAAATTAATGACTGCATACTTCTATTTGACCACTGTTGATATACAAAGTTTATCATTCAGGAACATAATTTATTTGGACGGGTCTTATTGGATAATAAATCAGATAATGGATTATTCACCTTTAGATGATGGACTTACTCAGGTGGAATTACTGAAGTTGATAAACTATAATCAAACAAAAAATGATGTTACTGCAAAACAACAAACAATAAACGTCCAAGCAAATTCAAAACGTTATAAAAGTTTGGGTGGAAATAGTCATAATGATTCAATTATTGGTGCAATAAATACGGCTGCATTACAACCACCGACCAGAAATATTATTACTGGAACATTCAATAGTATAGACCCTTCTTCTAATGGAAATATTATTGTTGGAGACGTGAATTATATTCAACCGAATACAAAGAATGCACTTATAGTAGGGAGCGGTTCAGGACTTGATTCAAATACAGTAATTCAATCTGGTGGAATCAATTCACGTAACGTAAATATGATTGGTTCTACTGGTGTAATATCTCACAATTGAAAAGAACTAATCACTTTCAATAATGGTAATGTAAATATTGCAGGAACAACCATACAGGCAATAAATGAAGTTCAGGCGGGTGTAAACGAAGTAATGAGTGAATTTCCTGAAGCCACATTGATAAATTTCATTTCAGCAGGGAACGATAAAGTAAGGGGTGTTGGTTCATCTACTCTTATAAACATAATTTCAGCAGGGAGCGATAATATTTTATCTAGTTAATATATATCTCTAAACAAAATAACCTATGAGTTTAATAACACAATACAGCAGAATATCACATCACACAATTTCACCTTCAGGAACAACATTTACAGTTCCAAGTCAGGAAGATTTTACATCAACAAGTTCGCCGTGGTCAATAACCGATTTGGCATTATCTGAATTTGGTGTTAATCAATCCGACAATAAACTTTATGTCCGTATCGGTTCAAACATCAATGAAGTTGGTTTGAATATTAGTGGTGGAACTGGTGGGACATTGACAGGAACACCAAACCAAGTTGTTTATTTTGACCAAAACGGAAATCCAACATCTGATTCAGGATTTACACATTCATTTACAGGCGGGACAATGTTCTATGTTTCACCTGTTGATGCTATTCAATACGGTTTATCAAATGGTCAATTGTTTGCAGACACTGGAACTACTGGTTCAGCATTATTTTATAATGATTCAACAGATGGAAATAACTATTCAAATTTTGTTGCATCATTGGAAAGTATTGATTTAGGAAGTTCATTTAAAAATATTTCTGCATTAGGTTGGCAAGACCAAGGAATAAGTCAAAATCAATCACTTGTTTTAGTATCACATTTTAGTGGTTCACCAATGATTGTAATGCAATCACAACAATATACCGATACTGGATATACTACAACATATGGTGGTTTTGCTGAATTGTTTTCTGGTGGTTCACAATTCGGTTATCAATCTGGAAATACATTTGCAGGAATTCAAGTTGATAATTTGGAGGGTGTATTTATTGAGTCAACAGATAGAATAAATATTATTTCGGCTGATATAAGTTTACTATGTTCAGGTGCTACCATAGGAAGTGGATTTACATATTCTAATTATACAGGCACAACTATATCAAATAATCCAGATGCAGGTTCAACATTTGAACTTGTTGTTGGTGGTGAAATAGGAAATAATTCTGGAAGTGTAGCTGCTTTAAGTTATAATGACACTGTAAATAATTATCAAAACATCATTGGTGTATTTTCAGGTAATTCAACTGGTGATGTGGGACTTCATACAAGTTTAATGGGATTTGCTAATAATAATACTGGTGATGGTGCTTTTGTTATTGCTTCAAATAACAATGGGACACCAACAGTATATTTACAAACTTCAAATCTTAGTGGTGGAACTATATCAACAATTGGTATTACTGAAGACCAAGAAATAATAAATGTATCAAATGGAAATTATACGGGTTCGTTTGATATTGCTACTTCAGGAACATCATTAGAATTTCAACTTACATCTGGTGGAACAACTTCAGGCTTTTATGCAATAGGTTCAACAGATAATATAAATACAGTTGCACAAATTCAATCATCTGGAACAACTTGGACGTGGGCAAATGTTGACGGTGCTTCAGGTTCAATACTTACAACCAATGGTTCAGGTCAATTATCATTTACACCCCCTGCAACAGGTCTTACAGGCTCTTATACAGTCGGGACTAATACACTTACACTTGTGAACGGTTTAATCACTGCAATAGCTTAATACCCATCATTCACAGTCCATATAATAGCTGCATCTATACATCTTTTTGGAACTTGAGTCACTGAAGTAGCATTGCTATCAGTAAATATATAGTAACTATCCTGTGTTTCTTTAACTAGATAAAGTTTTTTTGTAGTTATAGATTGATTAGTATCAAGTGGCATTAAAATTCCAAAAATTGTTGTGTTCCTATACGCTTTGGGTAAAATTAACTTTATTATTAATGGTTCTCCACCTGCAATATTTGCTGGCAAAAATTTATATACAGTGTTAGTATAAGTCATTGTTACGAAAGAAATACACATTATCCAAAATACTGCTTTAAATCCGTTTCTAAACAAAGATGAAGGCATTATTTCTTCTCTGAGAGCAAGAACATTATTTGGTAATAATAGAAACATTCTGTTTGTTCCATTGGTGAGAAATCCAATAACTGTATTAATTATTATAAGATAAACAAAGCCTTTTAAAGGCTCAGGATGTCTTTTACCATCCCCAAATAAATTATTAAGCAAAACAAATAGTATTAAGCAAAATACAATCCAAGCACAAACAAACATTAAGACTTCTAAAATTACCTTTTGAAGGAATTTATGTCTTTTTAAACTCAACCGATTTCGTAAGTTCTTTATTACTAACTGTTGTTTAATTACCAAAAACGGCAAAGAGCTTAAAAAGATAATTATAGAAAACATTCCGCCAGTCAATATATATTGAGGGTAGAGAAAGTCGAAGACAAAAATTCCTTTTGAAAAATAAAATTCCAAGGTTATTATTAAACCTAATGTATAGAGTATCCCGCCAATATAAATGATATACTTTAAAATCTCTTTTGCATCATATTCTTCTTTATTAGTTTTTAATTCCATAGTCAGTATTAATATATAGCAATATACGAAATAAGTGTCACGATTAAAATCACCAGTGGATATATATCATAAAATATCCAATGGCAGATAATGTAAATATAGAGTTAGTCATAAAGGCTGGTCAAAGCGCACAAACATTAGGTGAAATAAAGCAGTCTATAAAAGACGTTACACAAGCTTTAAAAGATACCAAAGTTGGAACTGAAGAATTCAACAAACTAAAAGAAGTATTTCAACAGAATAGGGCTAACGTTAAAGCTATGCGTCAGGAATTCGCAGACCTGAAGCAAGTTGAAACAGTCGGTAAAACATTAACTGCATCATTTGCCCTTGCATCTGGTGCAATCGGTGCGTTCACAGGAAATAGTGAAAAAGCAGAAAAAGCAGTAAGGCAGTTAGAAGGTGCTTTTGTAATGATGGAATCAGTTCAAAAGTTAGCCCGTGCGTTCCGTGAAGCTGCAATTGCAAATGAGACATTCAATAAATCACTTTTAACTAATCCTTATGTAATGGTTGCTACTGCTATTGCAGGTATTGCATTAGCTATATACGCTTTTGCAAATAGTAGTGATGATGCAGCCGAAGCAACAAAGAAATTGAATGAATCCAGTTTGAAAAATCTTCAGGATTCATTGAAAGATTTGAATGATGAACAGGAAGAAAGTAATAAAGACCTTCAACATAATATTGATTTATTAAAAGAGAAAAAAGCTACTGAAGGTGAAATATATGCAGCCACAAAGAAACAATTAGCTGAACAAAAAGACGGCGTTAAAGAACAACTTTCTTCTTTCAATGAGTTCCAGAATGCACAAATAGAAGATTATCAAAAGTCACTCGATAGACAGAAAGAATTATTGGACGGTATCAAAGAACAAGGTGCTATCTACAAGCAAAACAATGATGCTAAAGAAAAAGGTTATCAATTTGATAAGGATGCTTTGGAACAATCTGAAAGATTCATTAAGCAAGACCAAGAAGAACTTGATAAAGAACAAAAGAAAGTTGAAGAAGGGAAAAAATTATTTGAGCAAAAGCAGTTGTTATTAAACAAGCTGAAGGAAATACAACGTGTTGAAGAAAGTGCCGACACATCACACGTTGAAATTGGTATTGAAGAAAGAAGGAAAGAAATATTGGATGGAATAATTGAAAGAATCAAAGCAGAAAAAAAAGCTGAAGATGATTATCAATCTTCTTTAGAACACGGTTTAGAAATGCTTAAAGCAATGGGTGGTTCAGAGAAAGAACAATTCGATTTCAAACTTGCAATGTTGGGTGAAGAACTATCAAGTGAATCCAAGTTAGAAGAAAAACAAAAGCAAAGATTTGATAAGGCTGCATCTGAACTAAAAAAGTATGGAGATAAGACCAGTGAACAATATAAGGCTGCAAAGGCTATCTATGATGCAGAAAAAGAAGCCTATGATGAGATTGCAAAGAAGGAACAAGATTTAATCAATAAGAAGCAAGTTGAAATTGAAATCAATAAGCAATTAGCACTTCACGCTAAACAAGATGCAGCCCTTAAATCTATTGAAGAAATGGATAGGGCTTATGACAGGCAAGTTGCAGCCCTGAAGAACATTACCGATGTGATGAAGGCAAAAGGAATTGATGATGATAAAATTAATAAGCAAGAAATAAGCAACAATCAAACACTTATTTCTTCATTGATGCAACAGGAAAAAGCGGTTCAAGATAGTGTTGCAACCGATGAAGAAAAGAAAAAAGTAACCGATGAAATCAGTAAGAAAATACAAGAACTTATTGATAGGATAAATGTATTACAGGCAACAGCAAAGAAAATTGACCTCACTTCAATATTTGGCAAGGCTACCAAAGAAGTTGAAAAACTAACATCTGAAATTGGAAAAATTGCACAGGTTGTAAGCAAGGTTGAATCATTAGCTACTCAGATAGTAGCGCAAAATGTTCAAAGAAGAATTGCTTTATACGAACATCAAAACCAGATGTATGTAAAAGGCTTGGACAATGCTTTACAGGAAGGTTTTTTAAGTCAGCAACAGTATAATCAAAAGGTTGCAGCAGCAGAGGCAGAACTAAAGAAAAAGAAACGTGAAGAAGAACACAAAGAGTTTGTTGCAAAAAAAGCCACTGGTATAATTAACGCCACTATCCAGACAGCTTTAGCAGTGATGCAAGCTTTATCATCAACACCACCACCTGCATCTTATGCAATGGCTGCAATAGCGGGTGTTTTGGGAGCGGTTCAGATTGCGGAAATAGCAGCCCAAAAAGAACCTGCATCTTATGCAACTGGTGGTTTAATTGAAGGTGCGGGAACTGGAACATCTGATTCAATACTTGCCAAAGTTTCTAATGGTGAAAGTGTGGTTAATGCCAAATCAACAAAGATGTTTGCACCTCTTATCAGTGCAATCAATCAAGTGGGTGGTGGTGTTGCTCTGAGAGGTCAACAACCTTTATCTAAATCACCTACTGGTGTTGTTCCTAATAGTTCATCAAAAGATTCATCTGGTGGTGGACATCAAAAGGTCTATGTGAGTGAACACGACATAAGCAAAACACAAAGGAAGGTTAAGGTTATCCAGAATAGAAGCACACATTGATAAAATTCTATCTGGTTAAATATATATAGGTATATGAACAAACAATTACCTATATACAAACTGGTTATTTCTTCAGATGATGATGTATCTGGTGTTAGTGCTATTGCATTGGTTGAACAACCTGCTATAGAAATAGACTTTTTTGCGTTTAAGGCTGAATCTAAAGCACAATTCCAGTTCAAAGCTATATCAACCGACAAACAACTATTGGCAGGTTATTTAATGATTCCTGACAAATTAATCTTCAGAGTTCAGGACGGGAACGAATACTATGTAACATTTGATAATAATACAATAGCAATGATTGCAGAAAAATTCAACAAGAATAAGCTGCAATCAAATTTCAACACTGAACATTCAGCAGCTAATGCACTTCAAAATGTGTTTGTCAAAGAAAACTGGATTATAGAAAGTGCTGAATTCGATAAATCAAAAATGTATGGGTTTGAACCGATTGTTGGGGCTTGGTTTGGAATAATTAAAGTTGATGATGCAAACATCTGGAATGAATATGTAAAGACTGGTGAAGTAAAAGGATTCAGTGTTGAAGGTAATTTTGAAATGGTCTATGACAAGATGTTTGTTGACCAGTTTAAAGCTATCCACAAGCCTATTAAGGTAGGTTTTGACTTCGATAATACATTATCTCTTATACGTGGTCAGGAACTCGCTAAAGAAGAATTAGCAAAGGGAAATGAAGTGTATATAATCACTTCAAAGGATAAGCACAAATCAAAAAATGTTTACCGTGTCGCTGCAAAATTAGGAATACCAACTTCTAATGTTCGATTCACCTATAAGGATAGAATAGTTGATGCAGTTAAAGGTTTAGGTCTATCAAAATGGTATGACAATGACCAGACACAACTTGATTTCATCAAAGCAAATTCTGGTGTTCAGGCTATCAAGTTTGAATCAATGAATCCGTTCACAAACTTCTATTACCAAAAATCATAAGCCAATAATATATATAAGAAAGAAAATAAAAATCATCTATGAAATTAAACTTTAACATAACAACAGTCCTATCAGACGGAACACCAGTATCACTTACAAAATATGATGTTGGTGGAATTATATCAACCGTTAATTCAGACGGTTCAACAGCAGTAGCACCAGACGGGGATTATCAATTTGAAGATGGAAGTATTGCAACACAGACGGACGGTTTAATTACCGCTATTGCACCCGCACCAGATTCAGATTCTACTTCACCTGCTTCAGACGCAAGTGATATGTCAGCACCCGCACCAGATGCACCAACTGAAGATGCACCTGCAACCGATACAGATTCAACATCTGATTCTGATTTATCAGAGCAAATACAAGCCTTAACAGCAGCTATTTCTCAATTAACTGACTTGCTTACTTCATCAACTACTGATATGAAAAAAGAAATAGCAACTGTCAATGATAAGTTCAATGCAGTTACAACAAAATCAATTCTTGAAACTGGTAAAGCTGAAAATAAAACTGAAACATACAATGATAAAATAAAAGACAGATTGAAATTTTTGAACGGATTCACCAACTAATAAATAAGAACCTTCCAAATATTTCTTCATCAAAATATATATAAATGAAAAAACTATAAAACAAAAAGAACATCCCTATGAAATCAACATCAAAAAAGAATTTACTAAACTTCAACTTTACCATTGCCGACAATACAACTTGGGTTGGTGAAGACCTTTTGGACTTTTACGCGAATGCACTTTTGACTTTTCCAACAGCGAAAAATGTAACTGTACAACCTAACGTTAAGTCAATCATAAAACTTCCTTCTTACAACTTAGGTTCAATCTTGCAATCTGATACAGTTGCAGGTGCTACATCTTGGAATAACTCAGGTGAAGGAACACTTGCTGAAAAATCATTCAGCGTATCACCAATCAAAGTACAATTGGAATTTCCAAAAGTTGTATTTGAAAATGACTTCTTATCTCAGTATATGAAAGCAGGTTCTAATACAGACGAAGCAGTTCCACAATTATTTGAAAGATTTATTACTCAACAAGTAATGAAACAAGTTGGTAATGACTTAGAACAAATAGCTTGGCAAGGTACTTCATTATCAGGTTCATCTTATCCATTGGAACTTGCAACAGGTTTGATAAAAACTATGTCAGCAGATTCAACAGTTATAAAAGTTAGTTCAGTTACAGCAGTAACTTCTTCAAACGTTATAGCACTTGTTCAATCTGCATACAATGCAATTCCATCAACTGTATTCTTGAATTATTTCAGTGACCTTAAAATGTATGTTAGCTCACAAATAGCGAGAGCTTACAGATTAGCACAAGCTCAAACTGGTGCAGGACAAGGTTACAACTGGGCATCAAAAGATATTGATTTGAATTTCTTAAACATAGAAATGGTAGAGTGCCCAGGATTAGGATTCAATCAAATTGTAATAGCATCTGAACAAAATATGTTATTGCTTACTGACTTAGCTGAAGATTTTGAAAAAGATACTTCACTTGCAATAATTGACCTTTGGAAAACATTAGGTATTGCATCATTAAGAATAGCATTAAGATTTAAAATCGGATTCGGTTATAAGGTAGGACAGGAAATTGTTTTGTGTGGTAACTAATAATAAATAGAAAACGTGAAGAAGGGAGTTTGAAAAGACTTCCTTCTTTTGAATAAAAAAGAACTTAAATAAATAATAAAAACAATGGCTTGTAATCAACTTAGCGCAATAACATTTACTTGTTTGGATAACACTGGTGGACTTAGTTCTATCTATGTAACCAACTTTTCAAATGTTGCATCTTATACAACAAATAGCATTGGAACTATAACAGGTTTAACAATGCAGACTGGAACATCATTTGTTCAACTACAATCAACAAGGGACACTTCAACATTCACTGAAGATGAGACTATCTCTATTGAAAACGGAACAAACTTCTTCACTCAAAAGGTTGAAATATACATTCCACGTAGAGACGCTGCAAAACGTAATTCTGTATTCTTGTTATCATCTGGTCAACCACAATTAATTGTTATTGTTACCGACCTTAACGGCAATAGTTGGTTACTTGGATTAACACAAGGTGCTTATCTAATGTCAAACAAAGGTGGAACTGGAAAGAAAAAAGCAGATGCAAACGGTTATACACTTGAAATAGAAGCTGAAGAACCAAGTCCAGCACCAGTTGTTGACCCTTCAGTAATATCAACACTTAATATCTAATAATAATTAACATCATTATCCAATAATTGAATCCTTATCAAACCGATAAGGATTTTTTTTTGTCAGGGATATATATAAGAAACGAATTCGATGATAACATTCTATCAAGGCAATACAGGCAATACATTTGCAACAACATTTTCTGAACGTTTGAACTTATACAACATTCAATATATCACTGGTGCAACTTTTTATTTTAAACTGGTTAATGATATGACCAGACAGAATTATTTTTTCAGCGCAACAGATGAAAGTGTTGCGCCCTTCAGATATAATCAGTTTATTGTTGATGAAACAACATTGAATTTATCCAATGGTCAATACACCTATTACGGATATGCAGATTCGGCATATACACAAAGCTTAGAAGTAGGAAGGCTTTTAGTTAGCGGGGCATCTTCAAACTAATATTTACTCTTAAATAATATATATGGTTATAACCTTAATGATTATAACCAATGAAAATATTCGGAATGAATTTCGGTTCAACACAAAAAGTTGAACAACCAATAACACCAACACATAAAGCTGTATTAGATAATGGCTGGCAAAAGGTGATGGACACAGTAAATTTTGCTTTGCAAAATGAATATATACCACCTACTGCATCATATATAGTTGGTGCAAATGGAATGGTTAAGTGGGGACACGATAACTTATTTCCGCTCCAATTAGCCGACTTACTTAATAGTTCACCAATGCACCAGTCCATCATAAAAATGAAATCTGATTTGGTCACTGGTTCAGGAATACAATTCAAAAATTATTCTGGTCTTACACCTGAACAACAAACTGAACTTACAAAGTTTGTGAATGTTGCAGACGGTTGTGATAAGTCATTAAGTGATGTAGCAAGTGAACTATCCTTAGACTTTCAAATATTCGGTGCAATGGCATTAGAAGTTATTTGGGACTTAACGTTTACCAAGATTATAAAGATTAATAGAATACCAATGGTTAACCTTCGTATGCACGAAGAAAATGCTATTGGTAAAATTGAAAAGTTCTACTTCAATAAAAATTGGACACGACCTAATCAATACGGGACATATGAAATACCCGCATTCAATATTAGTGATAGAACAAACACCAATCAATTATTGTACATAAAGAATCCTTCAGTTGATGGAAGATATTACGGTGTTCCTGCTTATTCAAGTGGTTTAAATTGGGTTGCAGCAGATGCAGCCATAAGCAAGTTCCACTTATCAAATATCAGTCACGGTATGGCTCCAAGTTTGAAAATACAGTTTTATAAAACTTATGATTCACCTGAACAAAGGGATGAAATAGTTAGAGGTATAGAAAGACAATACGCTTCACAACATAATGCAGGACGTGCAATGATATTTTTCAGTGATGGAAAAGATTATGCACCTTCTATTGAACCTATTCAAGTAAACAATATTGATAAGCAATTTGTGACCATAGCAAACCAAATAGTTCAGCAAATACTTCGTGCTCACAGGGGTGTTAGTGGTGTTCTATTCGGTATATCTACATCAAATAATAAACTGTCATTACAAGGTGAATATGAAAATGCGTTCAAAATATTCACACAAATAGTTGTTGCACCCGATAGAAAGATTTTGGAAAATGTATTGAACAAGGTTCTTAAACTAAATGGTATTGATGCAGGATTATATTTTGACCAGATTCAAATATTCAATGGAGCAATAGGATAATAATTAAATTAAATAACAATGGCAATAGCACTATTCATAAACGAACAATATATTAAAGACAATACACCACTTCCTTATAATTTGGATGCCAAGTTTATTGCACCAAATGTTGTATTTGCACAGGATACTTACATTCAAAATATGTTGGGTTCAGCTTTATATAACACATTACAACTTCATTATTCGGCGCAAACGTGCAATAGTTATGAAACTGAACTTGTGAACTTAATTCAACCTGCATTAGCTTATAGAGCAAGTGAAGCAGCACTTCCATTTATACACGTTCAATTAAGAAATTCAGGAACGGTTAAACTAAATGCAGATAACCAAACAGTACAATCATCACAAGCTGAAATGGAATACTTAAAAGATATTCTTTGTGGTCGTGCTGAATTTTACGAAAAGCAGGTTGTGAACTATTTGATTTTTTCAGGAATGAATTTCCCCGACTATATACAACCAGACGTTACAGGTATTTTGCCAAGTCAGAAATCAACAACCACTTGTGATTTATATTTTAGGTCGTGGGGTGCAAACAGTTCTATGTTGGGAAAAATTGCCTTTTGTGGTTGCGGAAATCCTTACTGTATGGGTGGTTGCGGGTTTTACAATTAACACAGTTTAATATATATATAAGAAATGAAATCGAATATGAACATCCTTACTTTCTTCAAATATTTAGCTGTAACTTTTTTTGCCTTTACGATGCCAATACACACACTTGTTTATTGTGTGGTTGCTCTTATAGGTTTAGATACTATAACGGGCGTATATAAAGCCTATAAGCAAAAAGACGCTATCACAAGTAAGAAGTTCGGACAAGTGATTTCAAAATTGCTTTTATATAATCTTGCAATACTATCTGGATTTATTGTTGAAGTAATGATTGGATTGTCTGCATTCCATTTAGCGCAAATTATAGCAGTAGCAATTTCACTTACTGAATTGAAATCTGTTTTGGAAAATACAAATGCAATAACAGGGGTTGACCTTTGGCAGGTTGTTTCAAATTATCTAAAGAGAAATCAGAATGAAATCACAAAGGATATTGCACCAATGGTTGATTCAGATAAGAAATAATTTATTTGCTGTACTTATCCCAGTGTTCTAATGTATCAAGTTCAGCTTGGTTATCTCTAAGACTTTTCATTATACCAATCTGAATTTGCGTATAAGCATCACCAGTTGAATCTTTATACTTATTATAACGTTCTTCATCATCACTAATTGATTTCTTTACTATCTTAATCAAAGGTAGGTTCAAACCTGCAATACGTTTTTCTTCTTTCTTTTTATCCAGATATTGTTTACCGAAATACCCACCACCGATAATAAGTATAAGCGCAAATAGTATGATTGAAATTTTCTTCATTGTATTTCTATTTAAATAGTTTAAGATTTTCATTAATCCAAAAATAGGGAATCCGGGCCAGGACCGGAAATTTATCTATGTAGGTAGAATCCTAACAAAAAAAGTTTGTTCCCGCTCTTGACAAAACTTTTTTTTGAACTAAGATTGATATAACGGAAAAAGAATTTTTTCCTACTATTTAAAAAAGGTAGCTGTGATAGCTATACTATTATATCAGTCAAAAAGACATCTGGAAGCAGTGGTTGATTACATCAACAAAGGAGAACAAAAGGAGTAAAGCCCGATAGGTTTCTCCTTTGTCTTTTATCCAGTTCTTTACTATTTTCAAATGATATGCACCCAAACTGCCCGAAGCAAGGTATGAACCAAATATTTGAACGTGTGTTCAAATGGCTTTGTATGCTACCAGTGAGCAATCCTAAATTAGCCAATTAGGAATTTTAAAATAGTTTGTGGGTGGGTGCGAAATTTTATAAGCGTAATATTCAATTTCCTTCCTGAATGTTCATCAATATTTTTTACTGAATTGTATTCTTTTATTTATTCCTGTATTTGAATTTGAAATTATGCAAACGTAGTGCGCAGTTTTTATTTAATAATAAATCTAAACGCTCGGAGAGCAAACACTATATCTATCATTTGTCCTACGGACGTTTGATTTTATCCTTCACTTAATTATTATAAATACATTTTTTCTTTTCTGAATTTGGAATATTATTTTTTTCTATCTATTTAAATTAAACCTGAATAGATGAAAACGAATTTGACCGCCGAAACTTTAACCAGAACATTCCAAGAAAATGAACTTCAATTCTTGAATTTATTATTTCCTAATTCAGGATATACTATTACTGAACAATTCAGCCGACAAGATGCAATTCATAATAAGTATAAACTAATCATTGAAGTTAAGGTTAGAGAGTTCAGTCAAGAATATTTTGATGATAAATTCAATGGTGAATTTTTAATAGAGAAAGAAAAGTATGATGAACTAATACTTGCTTCAAAAAAGTTAAACTATACACCACTTTACATATTCGGGTTCAAACCAAAATATTCACATAAGATAGAAGGATATTCAGCAATTAATTTTAATAAGCTGTCTTTATCTGGTCTATCTATTCAAAAAAGAATGTGTCCAAAATCACAATGGAATAAAACACTGGTTGAAAAAGACTGCTATATAATTCCCAACAAGCTTTTAAATAAGGAAAACCAACTAACAAGAATCTTCAGATAATATATATGAGTATGATATTAGCTGAAATGATGGATAAAGGATTATCCTATGATGAATTCATTAATGAATACTTTGCTTCACACTATCAAGAATTGTGGACTATAGCAAGTAAAAGTTGTAAGAATACAAACTTTGATTTATGTGACCTTGTTTCTGAATTATACATCTACTTAATAGATAATGAAGAAAAGATTCTTGGACTGAAGAAAATAAAGAACAAGGATAGAACTTTAACCAGATTTTGCGGGACGTGGTGTTATAAACAAATAAGATATTATAAGGCAAATTCAGGTGATTCCAACTTTAAAGGCAAGTTTCAAATTATCAGTGATAAAAAATCAATAACGAAAAAAGAGAAACAACATAAAGAAAGTGAAAACTGCCAAGTAACCGATATGTATAAACCACACAAAGAAGGTTCAGAAGATAAATTATTTGATGATGTATTTCCTGAAGTTGATTTATATAGACCAATACTTGATTATGTAATACAACACGAATTAAACGACCAAGAAAAAATATTGTATAAGCTGCATATCACCGAGGGAATGAATATGAAAAAGATAAAGGAACATATAGGTGGTAATTCTTCAGATTATATCCTTTATGAAGCTTTACACCAGATGAAAGAAAAAATTAAAACAAAATGCAATGAACGAAGAAGAACCAATTGAATACATACCAGATTATGATGAAGATGATAATGAACTGATATTGGACATTAACCGAAAAGAAGAAGGATATGATGATTCCAATTCTCAGATGTCAATCTTGTTAGATAATATGATAAAGTATTTCACCTTCAGGAATCCTGAACAAGAAGAAGGTGAAAAATGGAAATCATTGATGAATGATAATCTTATTCCTGAACAAATCCATAAGTTAATTATAAGACAGTTTTCAAACAAGCTGAAGTGTATGATTAAGAAAGATAAAATCATTCTCAAAAGGCTATCTAATGATTAATTCAAGCCTGTTTTTTCTTATCATAGGTTTATCATCTGTTGGATATACTTGGAACACCAGTTCACCAACAAATTATTTCCGCTCCAAATTATCCAGATTGATAAAATGGAACACGTTTAATCAATTATTGGATTGTCTTCAGTGTTCAACCTTTTGGATTGCCTTTATTGGTCTAATACTGTTTAGCTATCCTATATCAATATCATTTATCGGTGGTTGCCTATCTTCTTTTTTAATCACCTTTCTATCATCATTTATAAAATTCCGTTAACCAGTGGAACACTTGCCTAAAATATACCAAGAATTTATTCAATACAGCCTGTATAAGGAAGAAATAACCAATAAGGAAGTAGATATACTATTTGCCCTACATAATAACTTCCTGAACGTTTCTAATCCAGAATATAATAAAGGCTGCGCACTATGTGTTAAACGCTGTTGGGACAAAGTGAAAAGTATGTTCCCGAAAGTTGAACCACCAGTTGAAGAAGAAACTGAATTTGGTGATGATGAAAATATTTTTTTATAAAAGTGCGGGTTTAGTTTTTTCCTAACTATTTATTTTAAATAATATAAAATGACAATATTAAGTCAAGAACTAATCGCATTAGCAATTTTATCAATTGGAACTATTATAGCTATTTTTTATAGTAGACGGAAAAACAAATAACCTATGAAAACAAATACACTTTTATTAAAGACAATCCAAATGTTGATTAATGCTGAATTAAGGAAATCAGAAAATAAAACTGAAAGAATATTTTCAGAAGGAAGTCTTCTTATTAAACAACGTAAAAAGGTCTTAGAAAAGAAGAAAAGAATAAGTAAAATAAAACAGCTTACTAAAAAAGGATTTAATGTAAAACAAATACATACGCTTACTGGTTACTCAATTCCACTAATCGTAAAAACAATTTAACCTATGAATGAAGAAATAGAAGTTGTGGATTTTACACACGGTGAATATCCTTACGACCTGAACAAATGGTTTTGTAATTGTCCTGAAAATGCAATCAGATATTTCAAAGATGATGGAATAAGTTCAACTTATGGATTCGTTCAGATAGATGAAAATGGTGATTGGTTTAATATCAATAATGATGATGTTGCAATAATTGATAAAGGTGTCAAAGCTGTATATATTCATCTAAAAGAAAGTGACATTTTAAGGCAACTATACTTCATTGAAGAAAATTGTTCAGTAGAATTTAATCTTCTAAAAGGAAAAGAAGGTAAACCCAAATATTTTAAGATAGAAGATAAGTTGTATGATATATGTGATATTGAATCAACAAGAAAATACGGTAAAATTTATTCGTTAATAAACCACTACCAATTGAATAAAAATAATCCATTATAAACTTTTCCAACAGATAATATATATCTGTATGGAAACAATAAAAGGAATCGACACATCATATTGGCAAGGAAATAATATTAATTGGACTTCAGTATCTAATGCAGGTATACAATTTGCTTATATAAAGTCCACTGAAGGGAAATCAAGAATAGAACCTAACGCACAATCACAATCTTCAGGCGCAAAGAATGCAGGTCTATCAATCGGATATTATCATTTTGCACATCCTGAATCTGATTCAGCAACAGATGAAGCAAATTTCTTTGATGCAGCACTAAAGAATTTACCACAAGCTGACTTAATACCAGTTCTTGATATAGAAATAAACAAATCAAACTTATCATCTGAACAAATGACTAATTGGATGGAAGGTTTTGTTTCACAAATGAAAATCCTTGGCTATTCAAACGTTATGATTTATTCATACACCCCTTTCTTAAACCAGTATCTTCTTCCTTCAGAGATATTAGCACCAACAAAATTATGGATTGCACAATATACAACAGCACCACAACCGACAATTCCACACGGCTATTCAGCTTATGATGTATGGCAATACAGTAATAGCGGAAATATATCTGGCATACAAGGTAATGTTGATGTAAATGTTTGTTCAGTCCTACCTACTGCATAAAAAAAGGATTCATTTCTGAACCCTTTCTAACAAATAACAAACAATGATTTTATTTTTCTGGCTCAAATAAACTATCAACAAAGTTTTGAAGCGTTATTTCATCTTTAGAACTATTACCTGCTAATATAGTAGCAATACTTTTTAGCTGTTTAATATCAAGGTTTAGTTCTTCGCGCAAATACTTCAGAGCAAGATTTTCTTTTGGCAT